CGACAGGAACGATTAGCACGCCATTCAGATCGGCAACCATCTCATGCGGCGCGGTGTTGCGAGCCGCCAGGTAAGGATGCTGCTCAGCGAATTTCAGGCGGCTAACAATGGAATCGCACTTGGCCTCATCCTCGCAATTCCCTGGCGGATAATTCACCCGCTGCGATTCTGCCTTCTGCTTGACCATTTCAGGCGTCACATTGACAGGCATGTTCCCGACGATTGCGGCCACGGCATCGCGGAACTTCAGCGACTCGTATTCGACCACGAAATTCACCGCATCACCGCCAGCACCGCATCCGAAGCAGTAGTAGAAACCCTTTTGCTCGTTGACGCTGAATGAAGGCGATTTCTCCTTGTGAAACGGGCAGCACGCCATCCAGTTTTTGCCGGATTTTTTCAGGTCTATACGCTTGCCGATCACCCCGACGATATCGTAGTTAGCCTGGTCGATTATGGATTGGGGGATTTCGTTGCTAGCCATTAGGAGCGAGACCAATACGAGAAAGCTGCGGAAATTATGATTCCAGACAGAATTCCCGCTAGAAAGGACATTAGCTCTGGACTCATGCCGGAACCCTCCACTGATGCTCTGTCAAACTAGGCCGCACAGTCTCCCGAGTAACCCCGCGCGCAGCAAAGAACGGATTCGCCGCAATCGCAATCGCCCCCTGCTGTGAGATGAGCGAGCGCCGATACCAATTATCAAGCTGCCGGCTGCTGAATCCGGTAATGCGCATGAACGCAGATCGCCCACCAGCAAGCTCAATCAGCTCAATGATCGCTCTCCCGTCCGGCGTCTTCATCAATTTGTCTTTTGCGATGTTTCGCATAAATTCCCCTTTGCATGATTGGTTTGATGACGTAGAGTGTGAAGGGTAGGAAGTGAGTTGGCAAGAGAAACCCTTAACGGAGATAGACGATGACACGCATGACGAATTGGCTGAAAGAAAAGATTGTTGAAAGCGCGCTAGCAAAGACTGATTTGTCTAAGCGCCGCAAGGCCTGGCAGAAAGATCGGTATGATTTGGCGGAAAAATTCCGCGTAGAGTCCCTGGGTGGCGCGGAGCAATGCGCGAAAATCGAAGCGCTATGTAAATCAATTGAGCAGCAAATAATTGGGGTGCCGGAAGATGTCCGAGGCAATTTCGGCTTCCGATATCATTATCAGATGTACCGAATGAACCTGGCTGGAATGCGCGTTAATCTGGATTTCAGCGGGACAGGAGCTGCATCAAGACTAGCTCCTTACAGCGCCACATTCACCGCCTCTCATCCCTTGGTAGAGGAATTTCTTCAAAGCGAAAATGTAGGTCGCGAGATTGATGCTGACGAAGAAGCGATCAAAAGAAAGGTTGGCGCTCTGCTTAACACCTGCACCACTGTTAAGCGCCTCCTAGATGTTTGGCCGGAAGCTAAAGAGCTGCTGCCCGCCAAGCTTCAAGAATCCAAGACTCAGCTCCCCATGGTCCAGACATCGGAGCTGAATAGCATTATCGGCCTACCTGCCGGCGAAAAGGAATAATCGAAATGGCAACAGAAAGAAAGAGTGATCGCGGGATTTTGCGGCCTGAGCAATTCCGGCCCTTCCAGATTTGGTTGATTAGCCAGGGACACAGTGTTCAAGAGGAAGACGAGCGCGCGTACTGGTGTTCTGCTAAGCCTAAAGGTGATCCGGGTTTGTGTGTATTGCTGGATATTGAAGGCGTCGCGGTTACCAGTTATCCGCTCCGGGAGAAAGTGCGCGAATTTCAGGATTCTCTAGTCGCTCGCCCAACGCATCAGCCCGCCGAAATTCCTCATAGGCTAACCGAATACGAGCAGGATTTGCGGGATGATTTTGCGATTGCAGCAATCGGCGGCATTTGCTCGGCTATGGAGCTACATAGATTCCCTATGGATGCAGAGCACGCAGCTCAGGCCGCATATGATGTAGCCGACGCCATGCTAGAAGCCCGCAAAAAATGATCTGCCAATCCCGCTGCCAAAAATGTCGAGGCCGCCGAACGCTGGCCAAGCATCCAGATGATTATCTGCGCGCACCAAAGTGCAAGTCATGCGGCGGGATGATGATTGCGGATGCTTACCGGATTCGGGTTGAGATGCCGATGAAATCCATTTTGCGCTGTGACTGCGACGCATACCATTTCCCCCATCAAGCTGGTGGCGGGGAATGCAAATTTACGAAAGAGCGAATTCTCAAGGACTATTACTGATGAGCGACGTTAAGAGCTTCAAGCAAGCCCGCAAGGATGGCGATATTTCTGGTGCTGATGATCTGTTCAAAATCCCGTTGAGCAGCATCCAGGTTGAGCAGGGTTTCAACGAGCGCCATGATCGGCCAGAGCTGCGCGAGCATATCGCTGGCATGGTCGGCTTTCTACGCAATGGCGGTAAGTTGCCGCCGCTGGTGCTGGATCAGCAGTTTCAGATTCGTGATGGTCATTGTCGTTATGCGGCTTACCAAGAATTGGTTTCTGCTGGCGAATTGGCCGCCGATCAGATCATCCAATTCCTACCATTTCGCGGCACTCCACTCAACGCCCTGCTTACCATCGTCACCAGCAATAACGGCCTGAAACTGACGCCGCTGGAGTCTGCGAGGGTCTATGCGCGAGCTAAGGCAATGATCCTAAAAGAAGCCGCTGATAATGGCTATCCGGCGCCTAGCGCATTGGATATCTCTAATCGTATCGCGGCTGAGGCTGGCTGTTCACGCGCCAAGGTTGATCAGGGCTTGATCCTGGCCGGTGCTGGAGATGAGGTTCATGCGCAGATCAACGGCGGCAAGATTTCAGCCACTGAAGCCGTTAAGGTTGCTCGTGATCATGGTGCTAATGCTGCGGCTGAGATTGAGCGGCGCGAGAAGGTTGCCATTGCTGCGGGGAAAAAGAAAGTAACCGCTGCGGCTAAGCCACCTTCGCGGCCTAAGGTTGATTTTGTGACTTCTTGCGCGGTGGTTTTGGTTAATTCGCTCAGTGATGAAGAGATCGCCGATCTTGAGAGCGGTTTGATTGATCCGATCACGAATAAGCCGGTTAACAAGATCGTTCGGGGCGACCTGCTACTCGATCTAATCAGCGCCGTTCGCGAAATGCGCCAGAGCAACAAGCCGGCCGTTTTGGATGGCCAGCAAGCGCTGGAGATTTAACCGATGGCGCTGCTAGCGTTCCAAAAACCAGTACAGGCCGCAAGCCTGAAACATCTGCGTAAACAGGTTCGAGTTCCATGGGTTGTCAGCAAGGATCTGACAATTACAATCCATCCGCCGCTAGTTGTTAACGCCTCGGTTAGCTCGGGCAAAAGTGTAATGATTGCCGAGCTGGCGCGCGAGACTCAGCTAGCGGCAGCGCTGAAGAATCGCAAATATCAAGCTATGGTTTTGCAGCGGCAATCGGAGTTATGCGCGCAGAACTCTGAAGCTGGATGGTCTGCAGGAATGGAGAATTCCGTATTCAGCGCTAGCCTAACCAAGTCGAAATATTTTCCCGTTATCTATGCCACGGAAGGGACGATAGCTCGCGCTCTGGATACTGCTTTCTCTGACTGGGCGCCGGACCTACTTCTTATCGACGAGGCTCATCAGGTCCCGTGGGATGATCCAGATACGCAGTTCCTTAAGATAATCCTGCACTTCTATCGCTTAAAGCCGAACATGCGCGTAGTTGGCTATACGGGCTCACCATTCCGCAACACTGATAGCATTATCGGCGGCTACTGGAGCCAGTTCGCAAGCATAAAGCCTGGCGACGAAGGTTATCCAGAAGGCGGCATCGGCGATGCACAAATCAGCACAGAGTTCATGTCCGAAACGGGCTGGGTAGTCCGCTGTCAATTCGGCTGGCCAGAAGACGAAACCGAAAGCGCCTATGACTTCAGCAAGTTTGCGGTTGGGGATCATGCAAAAGATCCGACCGAGGCTGAGCTAGATGAAGCGGTAGGAGATATCGAGAAGCTGCAGCGTATTTGCTTTGAGATTGTCGAACGCACGAAAGATCGCAAAGGCGTGCTGATTTTCGGTGCCACGCATAGGCATTTAAAGCAGATCAAGAAATGCTTGATTCGTGCCGGGGTAGAAGGCGATCAAGTCGGTAGCATCACTGAAAAAACCTCGAATAAGGACCGCGTGGAAATACTTGCGCGAGCGAAGAAAGGCGAATGCAAGTTTGTGCTTAACGTCGGCGTGCTGACGACCGGGGTCAATGTCCCTTGGTGGGATACCTGCTGCTTTTTGCGCCCTATTGCCTCAATCGTTTTGCTGATCCAATCCATTGGCCGCGTGCTGCGCCTTCTGCTGGAGGAAGGCGGTCCAACGATGGTTGATATGGATAGCATGACCATTGATGAACGCTTGGCATTGATCGCTGCGAGCGCAAAGCCTGACGCGCTGGTGCTGGATTTTGCCGGCGTTATGGATCGACTCGGCGCGCTCTACGACAACCCGATTCTTGAGCAGGCAATCAAGGCTCATGCGCAGAAGAAAATGGAAACCACGCAGTGCCCGAAATGCGATGAGGTGAATTCTATCTTTGCGCGGCGATGCATTGGCAATCATGGTGGCGTGCGCTGCGAGCACTTCTTCAAATCGCGCGTTTGCCCGAACTGCAATACGGAGAATGATCCGGTCGCCAGGTCGTGCCGGTCCTGCAATTGGATGTTGATTGATCCCAATGCGAGCTTGGCGCCGAAAGCTTATAGCGATGACGAGCTTACGCCCGTTGTGAAGCGCACAATAACTGGTGGAGCTGGCGGGCAAATATTCGTGAAATATTACCTGGCTGATGGTAGAGAGCCGTTCCAAATATTCCATCCGGGCGTAGGCAGCTCAGACCAGATGCGCAAGATAAACACCACTGTATGGAGAAATCAGTTTGCGTTTAAGTGCGTACAGTCGGAACAGTGGAGGATGAAGGCCGGCAGCATGAAGGCGGCAGCAATCGTAAAGATGCAGGCTATGTTTTCGGTGCCAACGCATATATCCGCGCGCCAGAACGACAAAGGCAAATGGAATATTGGGCGCATGGTATTCCGCGATAGCGGAGAGGTGCAGGTGCCAGGGCTGGAGGAAGAATTGTTAACGTGAAATCTGCTCTGGCATAGTCTTGTAACCATTATAGCAGAGGTATATATGCAGATAAAAAATCCGCCTGACGAGCTATCCAATAAGCTTTTAGAATCCTTATCGTACTGTGCAGGAAATGGAATTCTTAACTGGAAAGAGCGACCCGTAAAATGCCATGGAGATAAAGTGTTTAACGCAAGGTATGCCGGGAAAAGAGTTGGCTCTGCCGATCCGAAGGACCGATATCGGCGGGTAGGTATGCAGCATGCCGGTCGTAAATACCTTCTTCTTGAGCATAGAGTTGCCTGGTTCCTGCATTACGGAGAATGGCCTGCCAAGCACCTTGATCACCTTAACCATGACGGATGCGATAATCGCATATCGAACCTACGAGAGGTTGAACCTCAAGAAAATTCTAGAAACATGGCAAGGAGCAAGAGAAATAAATCAGGCGTGACCGGGGTATCGTACTCATCGATAACCGGGAAATGGAGGGCTGTAGTCGGGAGCAAGGCTATTGGTTTTTTCTCTGACATAGAAGATGCGGCAGCAGCAGTCAAAAAAACGAGAGCGGAAAACGACTATCACGTTAACCATGGCGCCGCAAAATGAATGAAACGCCCATCCGCATCTACGACAGCAACTACCGAGGCGAATGTACGAGTGAGCGGGGCGAACAAATCGGAGCAATCCAATGGGTAGCCGAGCACTACCCTGATCGCTTCCCCCTCGTTTTTCATCCGGCCAACGAGCAAAAGGCCAAGGTGCAGTTCATGGAATTGCGCCGCCGAGAGGGGGTAAAGGCCGGCGTATCAGACATCATCGACTTAGGCGGCACCGACATATGGCGGGCCGGAGTTTTCGAGATGAAACGCCTCGATAAGCGCAAGTCGAAAACCAGCGCCGATCAGCAAAGGTTTCTCGGAAATGCCGCAGCTGCCGGCTGCTTTGTCGCCATCACATACGGGCGCGATCAGTTCATTTTGGCTTATCTGGATTTTCTTTCGGGGAAGCACTAGCATTCACTAAACCTGTCGTGTAACCTGTCATTCGGATTAAAAGAAAGAGGAAAGATAAATGGCTAAGGAATTGGTAACGCTGCATATCTACGCGAGTACTTCGGAGTGGACGCCGGGAGAGATTACGGTCACCAACATTGACTATCGCGGCATTCCTGCGTGCATGAAAGACCTTACGTACCTTGGGTCGCAAAGCGTCGCGCTCTCATGGGCCGATATTGATATCGAGCAGGCGCGCATTGATAGCCTCGAGCAGCAGATTCGCGATGAGCGAGCAAGCTCTCAAGTTAAAATCACTGGCCTGCTAGACCGCATTAGCAAGCTTCAGGCTATTGGGCATGAGGTGGCGGAATGAGCGCTCACACTCCTGCGCCATGGAACAACAGGCCTCGCCAAGAATGCATTCCGATCTGCAAACAAGATGAAGCCGGCCTATCAATCGGGTTTGTTCACTCTTCAGATCCGTCACGAACAGCAGAAGGGCTGGCGAACGCATACCTGATAGCCTCTGCGCCCGAGCTTCTTGCTGCCGTAGAAATTTGCCTGAAGGCTGAACAGGAGCGACGCAAAAAACTTTTGCCAGGTGCGCCAGCTACCACATATTGCGAGAGGCGAATAGCGCTGATCGAAGCGGCCATCGCCAAAGCCCGAGGTGAGCAATGATTATCGAAAACCTCCCTGCTGAAGATTACTTCCGCTACGCAGCCGCCAGCAATTCAGCGCTAAAACTGGTCCGCCGATCCCCTGCCCACATGAAATACCGTGAGCCAGAAGAACACGACACCCGCGCCAAGGAAATCGGGTCGGCAATCCATATGGCTCTGCTGGAGCCTGATCTATTTGCTAAGCATTACCTGATCGCCGAATGCGACGTTCGCACCGCTGCCGAGTATCGCGGCCTAGCCAAAGACGCTGGCGGTAATCGCGTGCTTACGCGGCCCGAACACAAACGAATTATCGGAATGAAGGAATCGGCCTACCGCAATACCGAATTCCGCCGCTACATGGAACACCAAGGCCGAAACGAGCTATCCGTCTTCAGCAAAGATCCGCTAACAGGCGTAGAGGTCAAATGCCGATTCGACCGCCTGGGCGATTCATTGTGGGCGCTCGACGCCAAGAAATGCCAAGACGCCAGCCCGGCAGACTTCTGCAAGTCGATCACCAATTACGGTTACTACATGCAGATCCCGTTTTACGCTGCAGTTTGGGAGTGGGAAACGGGCGAAAAGATCGACTGCTCGCGAGATTTCCCTATCGTGGCATTCGAGGAAAAGGCGCCGCATGCTTGCGTTCTGCATGACCTGGATGAAGTGGCGTTGATGCTTGGGCGTAAGCATTTTCGCGAGGCGCTGGATGCGTATGCTCGTTGCCAGGATTCGGGGGTTTGGCCGGGGTATCAGAGTGATCGGGTGATTAACTCTGTTACGGATTGGGCGGCGCGGGAGTTGTTTGATGAGGGCGAAGAATGATCAACCTGAAAGATAACGTCTACAAGATGATGGGCGAGCTTCGGAGGGATGCGGATCGCTATAGAGCAATCCGCAAATTGCATTGGCACGACTCGGAATATTGCTTTGTGCATAACCCTATCGAGAATGTGAAGCTCGGCGTCATGTGCCCGTCAGAAAACCAGCTAGACGCAATAGCTGACGCATTAATTGAGGCTCAAAAGAAATGACTGACATCACGCTAGACCAGTTCGTAAACACGATCCAAGCGCGCAGCGATCAGATTAACAGCTCTGATCTATTAGGCGGACCGCTCGTATGCCGGATAACAGATATCCAAATGACGGGCAGCGCTGAGCAGCCTATCAGCATCTTCGTAGACGCCCACCCGCAGCCCTGGAAGCCATCAAAGACTTCGAGACGTGTACTGGCTGCGTGCTGGGGAGATACGCCGCCTAGCGAGTGGATAGGCCGTTATGCGGTCCTGTACAACGACGAGCGCGTACGCTTCGGCGGCGAGGCTGTAGGTGGCATTCGCTGCTCGCATCTGAGTCACATCAGCGGCGAGAAAAAGATCGCTGTAACCACGACGCGCGGCAAAAAGGGCATCGAGATTGTGAAGCCCTACCGCCCGGCAGACGCACCGCCCCCATCAAAAGAGCTCGAATACTACCCCGATGCAAAATTCGAGGAAAACCTACCGAAGTGGATCGACCTGATAGCCAAGGGGAAAACCTCAGTCGATCACCTGGTAGCGAAAATCGGCAAAGAATACCGGCTGACCACTGGCCAGAAGTCGCGTATCAGCGCGCCGCCAGTAGAGCCTGAAATTGTCGATGCGCCGCCACCATTAGAAGAAGGCGACCCCTTCGCCTGATAACAATAGCCTGGCGAAATGCTGGGCTTTCTTTTGCGCGAAATTAAATGTTGACAGGTTTCTTGATTGGTTTATATTTGAGCCATCGAAACGAACAACAGGAAGCGCTGAAATGAATATTCACCAGCAGCTCGAAGGGAACCAAAACCGCCGCATGGCTAGCGAAGCCCGAGTAATCGCCGGGTGGGACCGCCTTAACGCTCGCGAAGACCGTGCAGAAGAAATGCTTGGCCAGCTGATGCGCAACGGCAAAATCGTTTACTACGTGATGCCATCCGGCGGCAAATACCGCGAAGGCACTCGCCTGGAGCTGATTGCCTTTCTGGTCCGCAACAACTACGCCTAACCAACCACGCCCGGTTCGCCGGGCAACCCTAACGACAAGGAGTCACCATGAAACTAGTAATCGACATAACCTTAATTTCCACACTGGGCCTGCATGTCGCAATCCTGCTCCTAGCAATCGGCATCCAATTCGCGGAGTTCTTTATCAAATGACTTTCGGCCAATCAGTTGCACTGTTCGTCGCCGCAGCTATCGGAATCTTGCTGGTCAATTTCGCCAACGATGCCGAGATTAAGCAGAAATCCAACTACTGCGAAATGGTAGAAATTTACAAAGACTCAGGCGGCGAATTCGGCTGGCCTGACTTCCGTAACAATTATGAGAGGGACTGCAAGTGACCAACAAAAACGATGCGCTGCCGGTTGTTGCTTGGGAGATAGACGGCGAATGCGTTCGAACAGTGTTCTCCATGAAAAGCTCTGCTGATTCTTATCTGAAAGGCCTTATTTCCGGCCATCCAGAAGGCGGTTACGCGATCAGTGAGCTTGTTCTTAAATCGGGCGCCGAAGCGGAGCTGGCTGAGCTGCGCGAGTCGAAGGACCGCTGGAAAGAACTGGCCCACCAAAAGCACAAGCTCCTTGACGAGTCTCGTGAAGACTACAACCAGCTACAGGCCGAGCTTGCGGCGCTGCGGGAGCAGAAGCCGGTGGCACATCAGTTCCAAGGCAGAGACGGAGAGTGGTACGGCTTCCAGGGTGAAAAACATTACGAAGCCACTGTGGCCGATGGTAGCTGGCCAATACGTGCCCTCTACGCCGCGCCACTGGTAAGCGACAAGGCGGCTGGATGGCTGGAATCACTCGAAAAATTCGAGAGTGACGACGATGGTGGCTCGACATTCGTCCGCCTCGGTGACGTGCGCGACATGCTTGGCCAGATGACCCTCAACCCGCTTGCCGCTGACGTTGCGCAGGTGCCGCGCGATGAAGGCTTCAAGGCGGCAAAACTTCTGCTTCCGCTGGCGCAGGCCTTCGTTGACGTGCTGGGCGGCCCGATACCTCCTTTCGATAAGGCTGGTGAGGATCGGCTGAGCGCGGCCAAAACCATTTTATCAAATGCGCGCGCCCTGCTCGCCACCCGCCAGGCTGATGGGGGTTCTAAGTCATGAGCACAGATCGCGAATTGCTAGAGCTTGCCGCAAAGGCTGCCGGCTATGAGGTTGTCGCAGCGATTGTACTGCGAGATGGAACGCTCAAGGGTGTTGATATTAGGGAAAACGGGGAGATCGTCCATTACTGGCACCCACTGCTCGACGATAGAGATGCGCTACAGCTTGCTACGACGATGCGGATTGAGATTTTCCATGGTGTTTACGGCAAGGGAAGAACAGATACGCGCAATCATCACGGTGAGTATTTTACTGAGCAGCACTTCGATGACCAACATGCGGCAACCCGTCGAGCTATCGTGCGAGCTGCTGCCGCTATAGGGGGCCGACATGAGCCTGCTTAGAAGCGAAACGCGGAAGGCTCGCAAGCGCCACAACTGTGACGCATGGGAGCACTACTGCAATTCGTCATACGGCGACAACGAGTTCACGCCCGACGAGCTTGAAGTGATCAAGGGCGTGCAGTCCGATGGCGGGCAGATTCTCCCTGGCATGCAGTACGTCTACCAAAGCAGCGTTGACGCCGATGGGTTTTGCGAATTCCGCGCCCGCCCTGACATGCACGCCATCTGCCTCAAATACAACCTTTACCCGGACTGGTGAACCCCAATGACCACAAACGATAATTTGCGCGGGCTTTTGGCAGATTTGCGCAAGGACCTTGCAGTGCACTGGAAGCCCAGGATGCCGAACGCCATGCAAGTGAAGCTGATATCTCTGCAACGCATCGACGCCGCCCTTGCCGAGCCGGATAGCGGGGAGGTGGTGGCGTCCGTGCAGATCACTGGCCACCTTGACGAAATCGACGCGCCGACCTGGGAGTTCATCAACTCCGAAGCCAGAAAGCTTGGGCCGCAAACTGGCAGCATCGACACTTACAACTTCAGCAGGCCAAACGGATCGCAACCTAACGGTGGCGTCAGCGCTCTGTGGAATGGCAACAGTCTGCACGCGCTGGCCGTGACGGTTCGTGACGCCCACAACCGCACCGTGTGCGTTCGAGTGCTGGCGAACAAGGCACCGGCCAAGGCTGAGCCAGAGGTGAAATCGTGAAAATCGGCGGACGCTACAACTGGAAGCAACAACCCGAGCGCCTGATCTACCTGGGCCACAACTGGAGCGGCAACGGCTTCTGGCACCAATTTGCCAAGATCGAATCGCCGGACGTGGTGTGGTGCGAGGTGGTTACCAGCGACCTGCACATGATCGAGGAAACCGAAGAGGCCTCCACCGATGAATAACCAAGTGCTGATTGACCGGGCTCTAGCCCTGCGAATCGAAGACTCTTGCCGGTTCACGATGGCAGATGCTGACCGAAACAAACTGTTAGCCGCGCTCCAATCCCCTGCGCCCGAGGTTGTAGAGCCGACTGTTGTGGGGTATGTGCACTCTGGTGACCTGCACAACTTAGAGCAGGCGAAAGCAAATCGGGCGGCAGATATCAGGAACCATGCATCGACCAAGTATCACGTCGCACTAATGACCGTCGCCCAGCACCACGCAATCGTCTCAGGGTTGGGGTGGGAGGTGCCGGGAGGGTGGCGTCTTGTGCCAGTGGAGCCGACAGAGGAAATGCTTTCCGCTCTCGAGCTAGGACTAAATGCTCAAGTTGAGGGAGATAGTGACCTGGGCTCCTACGTCTATTTCAATTCGCTGGACGAGGCGTGGGATGCCGCATTGTCAGCCGCGCCCCTTCCACCCAGCGCGAAGGAGGGGGGATTGTGAGCATCGGTAAATTCTTTGCGCTGCTGGTGTTCTTGGCTTTCGTAGCGATTTTTCTATACGCGATCTACTTGGGATGGACTAGCGATGACGACTGATTTGCAGGATGGGGAAGTGGGCACGACACCAGCGCCGCGCGATGAGCGAAGCGAGTATGAGCAATGGAGATTTTCAGCAGATGGGATATGCGCTATGTCTGCTCTAGGAAATTTCTCAGCATGGCAGGCACGCGCAGCCCTCGCCGAATCCGAACTGGCAGAGGTGCGGGATGCGCTGAAAAATTCTCAAGAGCTATTAGGCCGCGCTAGCCATGAACGCGATCATCAGTACGAACTTAAGCTTAGGGCTCGAGAGCAGCGTGATTCCTTTACTACTGAGCTGGAGGAGCTGCGCGCCGAGCTTGAGCGGGTGAAGAAATCGCAATTTGTCCGGCTTGAGCAAATGCAGCACGAATTGCAGAAAGGACGAATTTGGACGGGAATGGGCTACGCATACACCGGCCTGGCTGCGGTTTATCAACAGCGAATAGCCGATATTATTGACCCCATGGTTAAGGAGGCAGCAATCGGCGCGAGCGAAGGAGAGGCGGGATGAGCGAAGAAAAGATCTGCAAAATGTGCAAAGAAGAATGGCCGGCGGACGCGCAATTCTTCTTCCGTGATAAGAATTACAAGGACGGTTTCAGCCTTTACTGCAAGGCCTGCTTCCACGATATGCCGAGCGGAAAACGCAAAGCTGAAAGGCGTGGCGGGCAAAGACCGCTTTACTCAGATTGGGAGCAGCTATTCCCTGAATACCAGGAGCGCAGGGCATGAGTGCGAGAGTGCAATGGGATAACAGGCAGCCGACCACAATGCCTAGGACTATCGGTAAGCTCCCAAAGAAGCCGGTAGTCTGGATGGGGGCGGTATGGCTGCAGATGCAAGATGGCGAGATGGATACGCGTTCTTGGCGTAGTAATGGCCCGATAACAACTAGCCAGGCTCAACAGGTGCTAGCCCAGCTATTGGATCAGCTCATAGGCGAGCACGGCAAAGACTCGGCAACGTGGTCGGGCTTCTATTGCAAGTCGCGCTGAATTCGCTCGTAGGATGCCTGGCAGGCCATGCCCCTTACTCTTGCTTCGTCATAGAGTCCTGCCAGCTCTGATAGTCTTTTCTCAGCCCTTCCGAGCAATTCGGAAAGCACCATTGCGGCGCGGGTTGTTGACGCGCCTCGTTTGGCAGTGCTGGTATCGCAGGACACTTCGCTATTGCTGGCGAGCTTGTTGGCTGATTCACGCAGCCCTGCACCAGCAGCGGTAAGATCAGCGCTAGAGGTTTCAAGCTTGTCCAGTTCTGCAGATGCATTTTGCGAAACCTCGGTCACAGATTGTTGGGCGGCCTGTTCTTTTTGGCGCGAATCGCGACTGGCCTTTTCTGCTGATTGAGCGTCGCGCGCATCCCTGGCATTCCACTCTGCCTGCCAGCGCGCGTCCTCATTCGATACCCCGCAAGAGTATGCGCCGAACAAAATAGCCATTATCAGACCGGCTCCAATCGCATAACGGATCATGCCGCTTTGACGCCGATAGCGATTGCCTCGGCGCCAGACTTGCCGGAGAACAGTGCGGACTCTGCCGCGCGCCTGCGAGTAAGCCCGCGCATTACCTTGCCATCATTCTTGTCCCAGCGCTTGAACTGTTGCTGTGCGCCGGCATATTCACCATCATTCAGGAGCTTGAGCAGCGTAGAAGACTTGAGCGATTCAAGGCCTACGTTGTAGGCAAACAACACCAGTGCGTCGAATTGATACTGGCTTAGCTCGGCCTTAACCAAAGAACTAACACCGCGCTCGAACTTTGCGATATCAGTTACAAAGGCATCATCGGCTTGTCGCTGCGACCAGACTAACCCGCGCATCACCTCTGGGCCTGTATGCCCCCAGCCAATAGTCCATGGCTTGCCATCGGTACTACCGGGATCTGGATAGGCTTCAAGCTTGCATGACTCAAAGTAGTGCGCGACTGCGATGCCGCTTTCTGAGATTTTCATTCGTTTATTTCCTACTAGCTATTGGGGAATGGTGCTGTCTGCACGGCATAGCTTGAGGTGTAGCGAGAAACGCCCTTAGTTATGCGCACTTCATCCATCCACCCCGTCCAGTATCCAGGCGATGAGTTGTTACCGCGAGCCAGGAATAATGGTTCTGAGTTAGCTACTACGCTGCCAGATGCGGTAGTTGAAGATATCAATGCCCCGTCGACGAAGGTCCGAAAAACATTGCCAGTGCGTGTCACTGCGAGCAAATACCACACGCCCGTTGTGAAGCTAGAACCGAACGTCAAACCGCTAACCAAATCCCAACTTGTGCCGTTGGTAGAAGAATAGAAATCTATCTGAGATCCGCTTTGGTAAATAGTGAAAGGCGAGGTGGCTGACGTCTCGTATTTACCAAGTATGTTGCGGTTGCCACTTGTGCTGTTGATCCTTACCGCAAGCTCTATAGTAAAGTCCCCACTGCCAAAGACAAAAGCAGATGAACTAGGAATGGATACGTAACTAGTTCCAGTCTGGAAAATTGATCCAGTGCCAAACATTTTTATTGCTGTGGTCGTGGTTGCGCCAGAATATGTGCTGGAATTTGCTAGAGGGCCAGAGTCTATAAGAACAGAGGACCCGTCTGGTTCATCCGCATGGAAAAGCAGAGAAACGCTAGAGAAGTATGGATCCTCGGCAACCGGAAGAAGCATTTGCTGCGCCACTACGCCGGGAATCATGCCGGCACCGTTTGGCCGATTACGTCCCACGAGTCTGCGGCAGCCCGCTTAATGGTCACCGTCATTCCCGAGGTCATGTTTAAAGTACCTCCCGCTGGTGCATTTAGCGTCACACCTGGCGCGGGGGCGATAGTCAGGGCTCCAGCGCCAACTCTCCTAATGGTTATCTCGGCGTCAGCGGTCCAACTCTCCGACGCCTGAGTCGGCACAGTCAGAGTTACCGGGGAAGCATTGGTGAATCTCAAATAGGCTCCGATATCAGAAATTGATACGGTTCTGGATGTTGTCGTGTCAGGGACTACTACGGAGGGGGCTGCCGGTTGCGGGGTTCCGCTTATTGTTGTTCCGGTAATAGATAATCCTGACCCGATAGTTAGGTGCGTATAAATACCGGCGCTATCATCCCAAAAAAGTATTCTGTCTGCGCTCGGGTCTACTAGCGCAGCTAGGTCTTGGATCGGCGATGGCACACCAGTTAAATCCCCCCAGGCATTTGATCCGCCGCCGCCCCCGCTCCATATAACCCATGCCGATCCGTCGTAATAATAGAACTCATGCTCATCTATCACGCGCACCAAAAACCCTTCATTTTGTTCTATGAACTGCCAGGCATTAGTAGAGTCCAGCCAGTAAGCCAACTCACCTCCATGCCCAGCCCAGTCACCCGTTGGTGCGCCAGAAGCAATAATGTAAAGAGAACCGTTCGATGGAGTTGATGGCGGCGCAGAAAGGTCCTTATCCACGGCCGAGGCCTGCACCAACTGATCGAGTTGGGCGAAGGTGGCGTTAGCATTAAGCCACTGACCCTGGCTGTTGGATAGATCTGTCAGCCCAAGCTTAACTGTCACAGCGTTACCTCCAATGGATAGCCACGGCCAGCGGCTGCTGAAATCTGATAGATGCGCAGCGAAACCGCTACCTGCTCTGATCCAAAGTCAGCTACCTGCTGTGCGCTTGTGTAGGTGGCGCCCGGCGTAGATGAGGCTATTGTGCGCTTTACTGTTGAGCCGTTCATAATATCAATCTCGTAAGATTCTGAATCTTCGCCTATCGGGGCCGGAACGCCTGTAGACCACCAGTTTCCAGAAAGCCTGCTGCGCCTATTCCAAGTCATCTCCAAGTTTCCTGAGGACCTAAAGCCCTTTGCCGAAACTGGGCTAAGAGGCTTTAAGTTTACACCCTGATAAGTGAAGTCAACATCATCGCCCGTAGAAATATCTCGCCCGTTCGTGATTGCGCGATAGGTAAGTGGCGCTCCAATCAGCGCGCCTGACATTCCTATAAAGGCATTGTCAGGGTCGTCAAGTATCACGAAATAATCTCCAGACATATGCAAGCCGGTGGCCCACTCCGTCCCTTTGTCCCCGCGAATAAAGTCAGATACTAAATAGGATCCGTCCAATTGGAGGGCGGCATTCTGAAACCTCATAATCTCCCATCTCCCATCAGAGCCATAGGCGACATAGTGCATGCCGCTAAACATTTGTTCGCGGGTGATGCTTTCAAGATCTCCAGAGCGCATGCTCACATTCAATTCCGATTGATCAACCATTAGACCTGGATTAGCGCCCAGATAATCAATACCAACGCCCATGGTAGCCTGACCTGTGTAGCCCTGAAGGTCCGCCCATGTTTGGCCGTTGTCTGCAGTTCTAAAAACCGTCCCGCCAGGCCAGGAAGGATCCTCCCCATGCATAACCCCAACAAATCCAGCGGTGTTTTGGATCGACTCATCCACGACCGGTATATCAAGAGGTAGCCATTCGGCTGGGCCTCGCAAGACTATATTTCCATCAGGCTGAACCCCTTCCCCGCCGGAGGCGTTGGGGTTATATATCGAAGAATTTTCTGGAACCGCCTTGCATTCTAGCCGCCCGTCCTGCGTAAAAACTACATCGGTAAGCATAAGCTCATAAGTGGCGTCTTTCCCAATTATGATAATTACGTCGGAAGGCTCCAGATTTAAATAGGTTTGAGGTAGATTGAAGTCCTGCAGAGTGCGCTGCTTCCAGGGCATGAATTCGCGAACTTCTGCGATACCCGCAGCCTCGTCAGCGCTCAGCACTATTGGTAGTTCTATTCCGACTACATTGACAGCTTCGGTATTTATACGCTCAGAGTACTGCTCGTTAATATTGTATTCTCGCGCAGCGTCTAAATAGCTGACAGTGGTCTTGGCTGGCAGCTGCGAATCCATCTCTCTAGACTGCTTAAAGATCCGATCAGGATCTTCATTATCTGTAGCCCCAAGATCTTCCCAGGGTATTTCTGCTACCGGAGAATTCCCTCTCGGTATGAATTTTATCTTATAACCGCTCTGAACGACGTCGAAAGGAAATGCTATCTGCAGTGGTTCAAGCGCTGAGCGAATTGAGCCGCCGGCAACTCTATAACCGCGCACAGTGCTTGGCAAAAGAGAGGCATCGAAATCATCCTCAGTGAGAAGTCCAGAGGAAAGAAGCTCGCTTCCAACAATTACGGATAACTGTTCGCTAACCGCATTAAGGTTGTTCTTCTGGAATACTCTAAAAAAAGCCGAGTTCGCATAGCTAGATGATACGGCTCCGTAATACAACCTGTAATAAAGGTCGCCTGATACCCTTATAGCCCCCTTGTAGTTATTGGCAGGCGGAAGCGGGACATCCATAAAAATCGAAGCATTCCCGTTAGACAGGTCAATTTGGATTACCCTCTCATATGAAGAAATATTGAAGGCAATATAAAGATAGGAGCCGTCACAGTAACGCTTAGAATTATTTACTGATATCTCTGCGCCGCCAAAAACTGAACCGTTAGATATTGCTGCCGAAGAGATAAGAGATAGATCAGAAGCAGACCAAACGTAAAGAGTGGAGTTGTCTGGAGATATACCGTAAACCTGGCCCCCGTATACTGCATGGCACCTAGACTGGTCTATAGAAAAATTCTGCTCATATCCTGAGAATATAGAGCATATTCTAGCTATGGTTGAATCATGCTCAAAATAATAAAAAAGCCCGTCTTTTTTTATTAAGTACCCATACACCTGGTTTACCGTACCGGCATAAATTAACCCAGATCTTGAAAGAAATGGACCATCTGGATATGGCGGCAACCAAACCGCGAAATCCAGATCATCACAAGCAAACAATCCGTTTGTTGAGTATGTAGTTTGTGGCCCGTAATACTTGTCAAAAATTACAGAGCCTGAAGTCCGGCACTTATAACCGGTCATTCCGCTATTCAGCCCGTCTACCACATAGGCCCCATCACCATCAGAATCTGAAATAGACCCAGAAATATTGAACCCGTCTCCATCTGTGAAAATGGTCGCATCCAAAAGTGTGCGAACCCCAGTGGATTCGCGCTTAGTAACAATTTCAACTTTGAACTGGGCGGCTTGCAGAGTGTTGCTGTAGTCGGCTAGCTGGAAGTCATAGAAGGCAATATACGCGAGTCCGCGATGCGCGCTGACATTGCCTACACCATATTCAGCCTCATATCTAGGGTCTGGCATTTGATTGTCTGTACCCAGATAAAGACGCCAGCCTCCAGCTGCCTGGTTGCTAGCAATAATCGAGTTAAGATCATCGCTGCCGGCGTTATATATCAGTTTGTCACCGCACCAGATGCGGCGCACACCAACGATTGGCCCTTCGCAAAGCGCTAGCTGGAAGGTTGCGCTGTAGCTATAAGTGCGAGTTGGCTCGGATGTTCCGCCACCCTTACCGCCGGACTTCTTTTTCTTTACGGTTTCTTTTAGCTTGCCGCCTTCCAGATTGATAACATTACCCGCTCCCGCGCACATACCGTAGTATCGAGGGACGGGGGCGCCGTATGTCGAGGTTTGAACGCTTAGGTCGCCAAGACGAGGGCCCTCAGTTTCTGGCGCTCCAAATTTTTTGTCGAGCCAGCCAGGTATTCCCAGCCCGAGTATATTGGTAGCCCGAAAGATTGCCGAGTCGCGACCGAATAGAGTTGCCGAAAGACTCACTGAGCTAACTCCATTCTATAGGCGCGCATTACTCGCCCGCCCCAAAGCTCGTCAAGACGATGCTCCACAACGCCTCCATGAATTTCGCTGCTGTGGATCACGTAAGCATGTCCATTGATAAATCCAGAATGAATGGCTATGTGCTGAGGCGCAGATCTTATGCGCATCACAAGCACATCTCCGGCAATGGCTTCTGATAGCTCAATTCTTCGCAGGGATGGCTGGCTATCCAGATTTTTCTCCAGCTTCCCGCCGAAAGGGTCTCTCGGATAACCCTTCTCATCGACGAAGGGTAGCCCCATCTTTAAAAAACAGTGAACCAGAAGACCCACGCAATCTATCCCGACGCCTGGAACCCTGGCTTGGTGCTTGAAGGGGGTGCCTATGCACTCGCGAGCAGCAGCCAATACACTACTCATGCTCCGCGTCCAACTTGAGAATACTGCGATCCGGTAGGTACATGCGCCTGCCCTCCATGATTTATTCCGTTGGAAAATTTAGACACGCAATCTTGCGATAGGCGCTTTCTGCACCCGGGGATCATCTCATATTCATCCCCAACAGAAGGCATATAGAAGAAGGACTCTATCAGCTCAATCTGACCATCTGCGTAGCTCTTGATTTGCATCGGCTTGAGGCCTGCATTGGGCCCATTGGTGAACCTGATGTTACCGTACCCGAACCAGTCGTCAGGCTCATCCCTGGCACTGTCGACTATTAAGGAAGCACTGAAAACCGAGGTCACTGAGCCGGTGACTAAGTAATCGGAAATCAGAGGGCCGTCTGGCGATCCTCTAGGTCCGGTGCATCGGCTACGATTAGGGGGCAAAACTTTACCGTCCAGAGTCCGGTCGAAAAGAGTCCACGGACAGACCGGTGAGTAGGTTCGCCCCACGTCCTGAGCCACAACGTCAATCAGCGACATAAGCTGTGCGCTGTAATCGTTATCTTCAGTCGTTACAGCGCCCATAATGAATGAGCCAATAGGCTCCTCATCTTCAATCGGCGCATTCCAAGTGGTCGCGAATACATAAAGGCGCGCATTGTCGTAAACGCCAGAATCTAAATCGTCCTTGCTAATAAAACCCGCCTGAAGGATTCCGTTCAGATCCATGCTTGAGCTGGAGAATTTAGTGCCCGTGCCGTACCCGCTGAACTCGTAGCCATTGCCGGCGAAGTAGATGAACTCATTCGACATTTTAAGATTGGTCGGGTAAGCAGTAAGCCGGACAATTGGCGAATCATTTGCGGGTTCAATTCGAGCGCAGTAAACCCTTGTAAGGTAATCGGCCACATGTGATTTCATGGGTTTAGCAACTCCACTAAACGCAGGCCGGAGGCGTCGAAGACTCCACGACCCATACCGCGCGTATTCATGTTCGAATCAAATGCAACCGGGATATCAAACTCGCACCCGCATGTTACCGTTTCTCCCGAAACAGGTTGCGTCTGCAAATTTCCGCCAGATGTATAGGTGTCGAAGGCGGTAGAGTCTATGTTTACCGCTATGTTGTCAGGGTCAGGCTTGGCGGTTATAACGCCCCTAAGGCCGTTAATCTGAACCATTCCGACTACTCCGCTAAATGCTACCGATTCGCCGATTAAGAATGTATTAGGCCCGACTGTAGCGACGGCATTAGCAGCTTTACTGATCGCAGTTATAGCCCTAGATTTGTTCGCGGCGAAAGTCACTAGACCGGTTGTAGTATCGACCGCGTACTGCGTTGATGGGTAGATAGAGCCATCAACCCCAACGAGAACTGTGCCAGCTACGGGCTTGTAAAGCTGGCGTACAGGCCTGCCAATACCGGGCAAAGCCGGTTTGTCGCGTCCATATGTCTTGGCCAGACGATATACGCCAGGAGAAACGAGAGTCATTGGGGAGTCGAAGGCTGTCGGTGGAGACATACCGTCGTTAGCCGTGCTGAAGTCTTTCCAGGCGCGAACACGGAAGCCGGCATAACCGCCATAGGAGCGGTGGAAAAGGCTTTCAATCTGAAGCACCAGATCAATCTGCCCCTTGACATAGTCCACGTCGAAAGTCCGCATTGGCAGCCCGTGACGGAGGCTTGCGTACCTGCTACCGCCAGCGGTATTAACCACATCAACTGCATAAGAGTCTTCCGCTTCCGCGCCCACACGAACGCAAACGTCCAATCTCTCTTCGATGAATGCGCCCATCACTGATACCTTGCCGTGGAAGACACTGCGTTAGAGACTTTGCGGGCGGTAACCGCTGCTGCCTCTTGAGT